TATATGTTGTCTCGAAATCGCAGTACCTCCGGAGTCCGAGGCTACATTCGAGCGACTTGCAACCCTGATGCAGATAGCTGGGTACGCCGAATCGTCGACTGGTGGATCGGTCCTGATGGATATCCAATCCGCGACCGCTCCGGTGTTGTTCGATGGTTTATCCGTCAAAACGACACGTTGATATGGGGCGAATCCAAGGCCGACCTCGAGCGCCTATATGGCGTCGAATGCATGCCGAAAAGCTTGACGTTCATTCCAGCGCAGATTTATGACAACAAGATCTTGATGTCGAAGGACCCGAGCTATTTGGCCAGCCTCAAGGCTTTACCGCGCGTCGAACGCGAGCGCCTATTGGCGGGAAACTGGGACGTGCGGCCGTCGGCCGGCGACTATTTCCGCCAAGAATGGTTCCCGTTGCTGGACGCCATACCTGGGGGATGGGTGCGCGCCATCCGTTGTTGGGATCGTGCCGCCACGCGATCGACGGCCGAAAACCCGGACCCCGATTGGACCGTCGGCGTGTTGCTGTATCAATACCCCAAAAACACCTGGGTCGTCGGCGACGTCAAACGCGCCCGCGAGTCGCCGGGACGCATTCAGGAGCTAATCAAGAACGTTGCCGCCCACGATGGCCGCCGCGTCGAAATCCTGGCGCAACAAGACCCTGGCAGCGCCGGCGTCGAAGAACGTGACAACTTTGTGCGGATGCTGGCAGGATATATCGTTAAGACGTACCCAATGACCCGCGACAAAGAAACCCGCGCCAAGCCGGTGTCGGCGCAATGCGAGTTCGGCAACGTCGCTGTTCTGCGGGCGCCATGGAACGATTCATTTTTCAAGGTCCTATGCAACTTTCCTCTGGGTAAGCATGACGACGACGTTGATGCGCTATCAGGCGGATTCAATGAACTGGCGTCGGGATCGTTATCAACCCTGAAGCTGCTATATTAGGGGGTCGCGTGGCCAAGCATCCTAAAATCATTAAAGCCAGTGACCAAGCCATAGCGGCGCTGCGTGAAATCGCATTGGGGAAAAACGATGTCGATGCCGCCCGTAAAATCATCGCCGAACGCCCCGCCGACTTCGCCGGCAACATCGCCAATGCTGGCCGCCTTAAAAACGGTGGACTTGCTAGCGCTATCGGATATCCAGGCCTCAACCAATTCGGGTTTCCTTCATCGCTTTATGGGTCGCCTAACACGGTCGAAAACGCCACAACGATATTCGAAAATCTGCGCTATTATCTGGTTTCTAATTTTCGCCAAATCCTTAGCCAAGCTTTTGTGGAATTCGGGTTGGTCCAGCGTATCTGCATGGTACCGGTCCAAGATGGGTTGCGCGGCGGCATCGAACTCAAGAGCAAGCAACTAGGCGAGGCCAACCTCCAAGAAATCCAAGACGGGTTGGAGCGCGACGACGATTTGAACATCGCCGGCGAGGCCGAGACGTGGAACCGCTTGTTTGGCGGTGGCGGCATCATCGTATTGACGGACCAAAACCCGGCCGAACCGTTTTACCTAGAAGACATGAAGCAAGGCGATAAACTGGAGTTCCGCGCCGTCGACATGTGGGAATTGTTTTGGGACAAGCAAAACAGCCAAGGTTATGACCCCAGCACCCAAACCACCAACTTCACGCATTACAATTATTACGACGTCAAGCTGCACAAAAGCCGGGTGATGCGCCTCAAGGGATTGACGGCGCCATCGTTCATTCGGCCTCGGTTGCGTGGCTGGGGATTCTCGGTCGTCGAAACGTTGGTGCGGTCGATCAACCAATACCTAAAGGCGACCTCGCTTGGATTCGAAGTGCTTGACGAATTCAAGTTGGACATTTACCGCATCAAGAACCTGAATGCGTCGCTGCTTAGCGCCGAAGGCGAACGCGAGATTTTCCAACGCGTGCAGATGGGCAACTGGCAGAAGAATTTTCAAAACGCTTTGGTCATGGACGTCGAAGACGAATACGACCACAAGCAATTGTCGTTCGCCGGCCTGGCCGAAGCCATGGAAGGCATTCGCATGCAGGTTGCTTGCGACATGCGGATGCCGATGACGCGGTTGTTTGGCCAAAGCGCCGCGGGGTTCAATAGCGGCGAAGACGACCTAGAAGTCTATAACTCGATGGTAGAATCCGAGGTCCGCAATAAGCTGAAATACAATATTCTGCGTATGTGCGAAATAAAATGCATGCAGCATTTCGGTTTCGTGCCCGACGACTTGTCGCTGAACTTCATGCCGATGCGCGTGTTAACTGCCGAACAAGAACAAAACGTCAAAACCCAAAAGTTCACGCGGTTGCAGCAATCGTTGGCCGTCGGCGCCATATCGTTGCAGGAATTCCGGACAGCCGCCAATCGCTCCGAGCTGTTCGACATCACGCTTGATGAAGACATCGATGCCGACAATACGTTGGGCGTCGAAACCGATGAAGACGATGTTGATGAAAATGAACACGAACCGTCGCGCGTCAAAGACATCGACGACCCCGGCGCCAACCGCGTCGATAGCCAGAAATCCAAGGCCATGGATGAATACGGCGTCGCCAAGGGCGGCGGATCACCGAATGAAGAACGCGCCAAGAACAGCGCCGCATACGATCGCGCCAGCTATGAGGCCGAAGGCGGCGACATGCTGATGCAAACCGAGCGCCTGTCATTCTTCGACGTGCCGCTTGACAAAGATTTATGGAAACGCGCCGAGGCGGCGTCGAAGGCATCATATGGCGGCGGCATCAACCGCAAGTTTTGCATATGGTGGTACCAGAAACAAGGCGGCAAATGGTGATCCCATCACAGGAGACAATAAAGCATGCGTAACCTAATCAATTTCACGCCGGGCAGCATGACCATCGTCGACCTCGAGCGCGAGGCCATCAAGATTTGCATGGAATCGTTTGCCGGAAACCGCGCGAAAGTAATACGGCGAAACCACGAAACGCATGAAAGACGAAGATGAGCAAATGAAGCGCACCGATGCTATCTTCATTGATAGATGCCGCCACGGAACGCGTGCCGACGAAAAACGCGTCAACGAGGAACTGGCGGCCAAAAAGGCGCAGGAGCATGCCAACGATGACGAACGAAAACGAGCCGATGAATTCCTCGAGCGATGCCGCAACGGCGCCGAAAGCCCTGAACAACGGGCCGAACGCCAAAACGCCATGTTCGGACGCAAATCTTCGCCTAGTGGCAAACAACCGGCCGCCGCCGGGGATGGCGTGGAACCCGCTAAAGACGTTGCCGCGAAACCTGCCGTGCCCGTGCCGGAGCGGGGCGAAGTTCAAGACGTGTTGCCAGCCGAAGCTTCCGATGTTCGTCAACGCGCGTGAGGCCAAGATCTACAGCGAATCCATCAAAGCCGGCCGCGACATATTCTTTAATCAGGTGCCATGAGGGTGTTCGTCTACGGTAGCCTTCGCGATGTCGCCGTCGTTAGACGCGCCATAGGCCACGGCGTATCCGAGGACGCGGCGATATTGCCGGGATATGACGCCATCAGGCGCGGCGAATGGCCGCACATCGTGCGCAAGCGCGGCGCCGAAGTCAAAGGCGACGTGTTCGAAGTCGACGAACGCGATTTGCAAGAACTCGATTCATGGGAAAGCCATTACCATCGCATCGAGGTCCAGACGTCGGCCGGTCCGGCCTGGGTTTATGTGTTGCGCGGCGATCGCGCGCTAAATGCCCGCGAAGACGTCGTTGAGCTAAAACCCATACCGATCCCGCGGTCGGCGCTCAAAATCATCGAATCGCGGATCCGCAAGGCGTTCCTCGATATGCTTTATGTGCCGGCAATCGAGGCCTTCGACAAGCCGGCGGACACCATAAAGAACGCGGCGCCGACGCCGATCATTGCCGCCATCGAATCCGGCACCATAATCATTGACTTGAAGCGCGGCATCATACACGGCGAGTTCAACGCCAAAGTCACGAAAGCGTTGTTGGCCATGGGTGCCACGTGGCGCCGTTCCGACGAAACGTTCCAAATTGATGTTTCAAAAATTCCTTTCGATATCCGCAGTGCGGTCGACCGCAGCGAATCGCATTTCCGCGAGTCGCTGGCGCGCTGCGATGCAATCCTTGCCGATATCGATCCCGCAAAAATTGCAGATGCCATCAAGGTCAGTGATGTTTTTGATTCAACTTTGTTCAGAATTGACCGACAATTGGTCAAGACCCTGCCCGAACACATCACGGTTATGCCAGAGCTCACCGCCGACCAGCGCAAGCGAATCGCAGTGGAATGGCAATACAACATGGACAAGTGGATCCGTGATTTTAGCACCGAAGAAATAACTAGGCTTCGGTCATCAATCCAAAAGAATGTTATGGCAGGGCATCGGTGGCAAGCGGCGGTTAAGTCAATCCAACGGTCCTACGGTGTGACGCGACGCAAAGCAGAGTTTTTAGCCCAACAAGAAACGGGCTTGTTAATAGCCAAGTTCAAGGAAGCGCGCTACACCGATGCCGGATCAGAAGACTATAAATGGTCGTGCGTTCATATGCCGCAC